TCCGCCTAGTGCTGCTAATGTTTCGATTCCGCCGCTACCTTCAGATAAAGACTCTAGTCCTGATCCAATCGACATTAGTCCCAGCCCAAGTGTAATGAGAGCATAGCCAACAGTTACAAGAATAGGTGCGAAAGGTATCAAAGGAATCAATGCAAGAGATAATGCGCCCAATGCCATTACCATGACCGGTATTTGTTCCATTGCAATGTCATTGAACTGTTGAATGCCTAATCCAAACATAAACAATCCAGCTCCAAATGCTAAGAGGGGCCCTCCAACTAACACCATGGCTGCGGAAGCGAATGGGCCAAGGCGGAGCAGGGCTTGCGTGAATGCGAATAAGCTTTTAATTGCTATTACAAGATCTTCTCCTGCGACATTGTTAAACTGTTCGATTCCCGATGCAAATAGATACAATCCAGTTCCAAGAGCAAGAAGTGGCCCTCCTACCACTGACCCAGTTAAGTACAAAGATGGGGCTGCGCCTAACAGCAAGGTCGAGAAGGTAATAATAGACTTAACTGCCATTTGAAGAGTCTCCAATTCTACTCCGGCAAATTGATCAATTGCATTACCGAGTACATAGAGTCCTGCTGCAAAGACCAGCAGAGGAGCTACGGCGATGGTCATGGCGGCACCGAATGACATCAAAGCAGGGGCAACAAATTGCATTGCAATAGCAAATGGCATTAAAATCGTAACTGCTGTAGCCATAGCTATGGAGAGAATTACAATAGCTGCAGCGCCAGCGCCAGCAAAGAGCGTCATTCCTATTGCGGCATTAACCATGGCTTCTATTCCGTAATCTAACAATGTTACAAACAAGTCCTTAAGGACAACAACTAGAACAGTGAATGCTATAATTGGCGCAACGACTGCAAGGGCTAACCCGAATATGGCTAGTCCAATAGCTGTAATCGCAGCAAGCACTGGGGCTCCGGCGGCGCTAAGTGTGGCAAATGCTCCGGCGAGGGCAAGGGTTGGTCCAGTTGCTCCGGCGGAAGCTGCGCCTTCAGCGGTCGTAGACGTTGCCAAAACTGATTGGGCGGCGGCTAATCCTGATGTTGCTGCTGTAGTTATAAACTTCACTCCAGTGCTTGCAGCCATAACTGCATTGTTCATTGTTTGAACTTGTGTTAAAAGTGCAAAGACTCCAACAAGTCCCAAGAGAGTTGGTATTAAGAATCCGCCAGTGGCATCATTAAGAGAAAGAACAGTATCGACAATAAAGTGTAATCCATTTGCAACAGGCAAAAGTCCAACTGCAAAAGCTTGTCCAATTTGTTCTAATTTCTCTGCAAATGTTGTTGCTGCTTGTGCTCGTTCTTCAAGCCTTGCAGTCTCTGCTGATGTCGCTGCGGCTTGTGCTTGCAGTGCATCATATTCCGATAATGATTGACCAAAAATCTTATTGGCTTCTGCCATATCTGAAATGCCTGCGGCGGAAGCAATTGCTTGCTTTTCAAATCGATTTAAAGATTCAAAGTTTTTGCCAGAAGCCTGAACAGATTGGATTAAAAGTCTTACTCTTTCTTCTTCTGTTGCATTAAGAAGATCCATCGAGTTGATAACTCCGCCACCAAGAATTGCATTTAACTTTCCAGCTGAAGTAGCTGCGCCCTCAAAAGTGTCAAACTGCTTCGTAATAGACATTAAGGATTGGACTTCGATTCCTGTCGCCTTAGATGCGGCAGAGATTCCTTTGAACACATCCACCATATCTGTTCCATACTTTGCCAACTCAGAAGCTGCCGCATTAAAATCTTTTGAAATTACCTCTGCTGATCGGTTAAGTGCGCCTCCCAATGCTACAAGCTCAAGATTAGTGTCAATTATTTCATCTGTTGACATTCCCAGGGATTTCCCTAAAATGTCTGTCTGTTGTGCTGCTGTTTGAGTAGAGAGACCAAGTTGCTCCATTCTAGCAACATTTGTAGTAAGTGCCTTTTGTTGATCTTCAGACAAAGTACTAAATGAAGAAAATTCTGTGTTTAAATCTCTGATGGCTTCGGCGGAGTCTTTTACTGAAACATTATAAGCTCTGTTCTCTGCACGAACCTGGTTGAGCATATTGTTGTATTCGCCAGTTGTTGCAGTTGCTTGTGAAAGCTGTGCTTGTTGCTGATCAAAGGTTTTAAATAATTCTACAGTTGCTTTTTCCATTTGGACTAGCCCGGAAGCAAACAAAGACATTGGGTTTAAAACTTCAGCAATTGAAGCTGCCATTGCTTGAAAACCTTGAGCACCAGAAATCAAGAGTTTACCAGACAGTGAATCTGCTAGACTCTTGTTTAGTCCCAATTGGCTTTGAGCAAATTTTAATACTTGATCTGAAACGCCTTGTGCTGCTAGTCTTTTTCTCTCAAGAACAGTTATTTCTTCTATGGTAGCTTGAATGCTTGCTTTTTGTTCTTCTGAAAGTTTCTGTCCTTCACCGACCTCAGCCCGTATCGCTTCTATTCTTTTCTGCCGTTGTGCTATTTCAGTTTTTAGAGTATCTTGAACATAGTTATCTGTTGCGGATGCTACGTCATTTAACATCGCTTTGAGGTCATTAGCTGCACTCTGAGTTTCCGCAGCGGCGGTCTCTGCTTCTTTTTGAGCTGTTTCAATCAACTCATCAATGATCTCGATAGCATCTGCACTTGCCTTGCCAGCAAGGAGTTGTTTTTTTAACTTTTGTAATAATTTTACCATTGATCAGTTACCTACGGAATTTTAACGGCCATTTCATTCCTGTTTTTCTTTCAAATTCACGAATTGCAGCCTTTAATTGGAACTTTGAACGATACGTCTTTGGATTATTTAATCCATACTTTTTATATACTTTATAATAATTCTTTTCTTTTACAAGTGCTTTGGCAAAAGCTCTTACTTCTTTTGGTGTTCCCTTAACAATTAAAGGAACCTTTTCGCCACCAAACATTCTTGTCATTAAGTCTTTTAAGGTGATCCCAAAAGTCTTAATGTACATTTCTTTAAGTTGTCTAGCTTTCTGAAAATCAAATACAATTTTGTCCATTTAAAATCACCAAATGCAATATTAATTAGTGTAAATAAAAGAAAGCAGTTGTTTCCAACTGCTTTACCTTCTCTTAGACTTACTCATAGCTTTTTTATTTGCTTCTGCTTCATCATTAAGCTGTTTTGCAAGTCTTTTCATAAACCAAGTTCTAAGTCCGACTGGTAGATTATAAGACTCTATGAAGCTCCATCCTCCGTGATATTTCATCAAGAAGAACTGCTCATAGACATTCTCCATATAATCAGATGTCAGGCCAAAAAAACTGTGCCGTAATCGGGACTTCGACCTCACGTTCATGGCTACAATTTGGACATTCAAAATCGTATTTTAATCTTGAAGCTGGTGCGATTGCATTATAAGCTGTACGAAGAAAACGAGAGTCCTTAACTGGAAGATTGTCAATAAAATTGTGGATCTGTCTTGCAATATTGACTCCGTTAATAGAAACTGTGAATGTCTTGAATTGATCAGTCATAATAGCTTCACCAAGTTTCTTCTTCTTTCTTGTTTCCATTCTCTTTGTGAATGCTTTCTCGTCGGCTCCTGTCATAAGCTTTACTTCAAAAACAGCATTTGTAACAGGAAGTGTGATTAAGTAATTACCGTAATCATTTGGACCTTCAACATTAGGAAGAGCTTCCTCAGCAGTATCCTGGTGATATCCATCTTCTAAATGGGAAATCTCTGAAAGGTCTACTTCATGTTTTGATTCTGTTCCACAACGAGGACAAGTAATTGATGTCTCATAGTCGTGACCATAGCCAGTACATCTTGCTGCAATAATAAGCGCATTTTTATCACCAACCAAGAGAGTTGAAACATCAATTGAGTTATCTTTCAAGACAGATTGCAAAAAGCGATCAATTGCAACGCCTTGCTTGAGAAGAGTTTGAGATGTAAGAATATCTTCTTCTCTAGCTGTCATGTGTTTAATCTCAACGACATCCTTATTATGCAATGGATGTCCTTGAGGATAAAACTTTCCTTTCGATGGGATTTCAACAAACTCTGTTGGTGCAATGAAATTCAGTCCATTCATCGCTCCTTGCGCCTGGGTAGGAGCCGGGCTGTCCTGTTGTTGGACAGCTCCGATTCTTTCATCATTGTTTCTCATCTAACCTCCAAGCTATTTTGAGAAATATTAGTGTTTTTATTAAATGTTATGGGGTGTTGTCTGTTCTTGCTGTGATTTGACCTGGGGTCTCAAGGACACCAAACTTGCCAGATCCAACATTAAGCTCAGCATAGTCATAACGTAACTCGATTGTGATTTCTGTCAACTCATCACCTTCATAATCTAGCTCAGAAAATTCAATTTTCTTTACCCATGCATTGTGAAGAGTCCACTTTTCGAGCACCTTGCCTTCTTGTGGGTTTCCTGCACCGAAACCAGCAGGTCTTGTAGGAGCTTGTCCTGTTGCTCCGCCGCCGCCAAGTAATTCAATGCAAACTTGTCCTAACGATCTAACAGCACCATCTTTAGTGATTGTCTGGGTTGATACAAGATCATCCTTTGGCAACGCATAACCAGCAGAATAAAGAATCTGCTTTAGTGTTTCTGCGGCGTCAGGTGATGCAACATCAACAACAGTAAATGAAACTGTGTTATAGGTAACACGCCCAGGGAAATAGAAGGTATGATTAATGAACTTATGCTCTGCTTCAGCAACCTCATATGATGGACGATTAACCTTCTTGACAGTCCAATAAGGAATCTCTTGATCGCCTACGCTAAGTAGCCATCTAAATTTACGCTTAGGCTCTACTGCCTTATCATTCCAAAAAGCCATTTAAAAATCCTCCAAAATGGGTGTTATTCAAATTAAATAGTGAGAATAACATTATTATTCTGCTACTCTCACATTTTTAGTCTTAATCGTCAAAGGATGCTCCTTGGTTTGTAATCACAAAGTCAATTGCGATAAACTCAATAGCTTTTGTAGGCTTGACATAGATCTTAGCGTACATTGTATTTCTATCAACCAAGTCGTCAGTTGTAGTTGTGCTGTCCAATACAACTCTGAAGTCTTCCAATCCAAAGTTTGCCTTAACTCCTTCCAAGAATGGCTCAACTCTAGAAGTAAATCTAGCCCATGTTGTGACCACGTTTGGATCGAATAGCAAGGTAGAAGCGATTGTGGAAATTCTCTTCTTAATGAAGATGAGAAGTCTTCTAACATTAATTCTATCAAGTGCAGATGGAACAGCTTGAAGTGTCTTTTGTCCGAAGATAACAATTCCTTCTGCTGGGAACTGTGCGATTGGGTTAACGTTCACTTCATAGAGGCTGTCTCTTTCCTTGGACGAAAGTCTTTGAGAGACAGCGAGGACGGAAAGCCCTCCTCGTCCTGCGGAGAGTCCGCCACGGGTGAATCCTGCAGGCGCAAACCAGACTGCCTGAGTAGCTTCTCCGTAGGACATTGCGCCAAGGGCAACTACAGAAGGTGGAACCCAGGTCGGAATTCCTGATACTGGAGCAGATACCTGAACCCATGGATAGTAGCAAGCTGCATAAGATGTGTTGTAGCCTTTTTGCTTCACAGAGGACACAGCGGTGGTGACTTTGTTGGCACCAGAAGAAGCGTTTCTAGCTGATTCGGAAGTCTCCGATGATTCATGGCGAGGAGTGTATGCATTTGGAATGTCGATAATTGCCATAGCATCTCTTCTTCTTTCGCAAGTGTTAATCATGTGATCTGTGATGCCTGTGTCTGTGACGCCAGGGACTACAAGCAGATTCATATCTACAAGCTCTGCATCTGCAACTGTGTCAATAGCACGAATCAATGTGTGCTTCTCGTAGGAGTTTGCGACAGTCTTGCCGGAAAGCAATCTGTTATTTGCGATAGGCTCCATTTCTGCCACCTCAAGACCGTCAAAACCGCCGTAGAGAGGCATTGTGAACTTATCGTACCCTGCGTCGATAATTGCTTCAGGATCGCCGTCAGCGGCTGTTTTCGACGTTCCAGCGGCTCTTGAGCCGGACACATAGACGTATCCGTTGGATGTAATTCCATCAACTGAGGAGGAGACATCATCAAGAGAGAAGATGTCAGAATAAACCATCTGGGCTGAAGTGTCCCAGTTGTCAGACGCAATGTGTTTTGCTCTCGCTTTTGCAATATCGTAAACCGATTGATCAAGCAAGGTATCGCTATTGTGTCTAGTGAAGTCAACGCCAAAGTAGCGATCTGTTGGATCGGAAAGGCTTGACATTGCAGCCGAAGCAACCAATCTGTGTGCTGGCCATTCAAGAGAGGCTGTCAATGTTGTTGATGCTCCTGCGATATACATTTGATTTGCTCTTGCGTATGCATTGTTTCCGTCGGTGATGAATGCAGAGCCGGAGAAGGACTGAATGTAAGCGTTATCTCCGTCTCCATCAGAACCAACACCCTCAATTGAAACGGTTGCTGGCTTTGGAAGTCCGTAGAAGCCGAATGGAACCAATTCTTGAGTAATAGAACCTTCATCGACCTCAGAAGACATTTCAACGTAAATGTACTTCGAAACGTTTGGATAGTTACCAAAGTAACGATATCTCTTTTCTGTGTCACTCCAAACAGCTCTCTGGTCGCCGATTCTGGCGGCGATATAGTTTGGAGAAGCAGGATTAAGATTCAAGCCAGTGTATACTTCAACTGTTTCTGGTGCAGCGTCTGAGTCGCCAATCTTTCTGATCTGGACTTCAAAGCTACCGTATGGATCTGCGCCTTGTGCAGTATTTGGGAGACGAATATTTCTAATCGAAATCTTAAGGTTTCTTTGGCTCCATTCTGCTTCTTCCATTGTAACAAAGCGGAAGAGCTTTTGCATGTTAGCTGGAGAGTATGATCCTGTGTCAGCAGATGTGTCCTGAGAAATGACCCAGCCTGTCTTTGCTGGCTGTGCATCAAATGTGTGGTCATAATACTCAGAAGACCCCGAAACAAGAGGGGCGGTGAACGCCAAGAGCGTTGTGCCAGTACCTTGAAGTTCCCTTACTCGATCTTCAAAGGTCTCACCCAGCCAGTAGTTTCTAGAGTTTTGATGTGAAGCTGCGACAACAGAAGTATTTGTGTTGTGAGGAGTGGTGTTAAAGACTTTTCTGATGAACAATCTCGAAGATGGATCAAAGTTAAAGGAAACGTCTTCCTCTTCTGTGCCACCAACTGAAGACGATGCATCAGCGATACCAGTAATAACCTTTGCTCTAATGTTGCTGGTTGCCTTGACAAGTAGTCCGGCTCCTTGAGCAGTAGTGCTGCCAGAATCAAAAACTGTTCCGGAAAGCACGATACCTGTATCTTCGTTGCAATAGAAGATAGCTCCAAGGGTACCCGTCATTTCTTTGTCAGAACCCGATGGAATAACCCAAAGTCCCCAAGCGCCGCCACGACCAGCACCAGCTGTTCCAGTGGTGGTCACTGTCCAGCCAGCTTCGCCAGATCCTACGACCAAGCTTGAGTTTTCTTTTCCAACTGTTCTGATGATAGTTGCTCCGCCATTATTGGCAAGCCATGCGTTTGCAGCAAAGGCAGCATAGGAAGGTGCTGAGAAATTTCCATTTCTAGAAATGTCTCCGGATTCTCTACCTGTGATGGTTGCACCAAAGACTTCTTCTAGTTCATTTAAGGAATCAACCTTTACAGGACGCATTGTTGGACCACGTTCAAACTTTCCAACAATAACTGGTCCTGGATCTGCTGGGGCTCTGGTTCTGCGAGATTGATCAATTTCGGCAACTTGAACACCGGGAGATACAAATCTAAATTTATCAACTGACATGTCTTTTATTCTCCTTTATAAACGGGCAAAGTTTATTTAAAACATTCAGAATAAATAGTAATTCTTTTGTGTAAAAGAACTAAATTTGACTATTCTTTAAAGAAAGGGTCTGAACCTGATAGATTTTTTCTTTCAAACTCATCTCCAACAATGACCCTTTCTCTAGAAATCTTAACATCAACGACGTTTTCGTATGTTTTTGCCACATTTGCATTTTCATTATTTCCACCACCAATCAGGTACCCTAATACCTCTACATTGATAGTGGAGTTAAAAATCCTTTCTTCTTCATTTAACGTTGCGGCGTTATTATTATTTGAAAAATTCGGATCAATAAATGCTTCATATAAATGCCCATCATATCTCATGTTAAAATAATTATGATTTCTTCCAAGAGAAGTGTGAGCAGATATGAAAGGAGTCAGAATTTCATTCATTTGTTGTTGGTACTCTGCTCTGATGTGGATTTCGTACTTTACTGTAACGTATACAGGAATTGGAATAAAGGTGGTCTCGTAAACTACTTTTTCTTTATAATTAACAGGACGTGTATCAAACATGGAAGCAATCTTTGTTGGGAACTTCCTAGATCTAGGATATTGATCTTGTTCAAAGCCAACATCTATATTTGCTCCAGATTTTTTAGAGTTTTGTGCTGATTTAAAGTTTGATGTTTTATCT